GAGCGAGTGACCAGAATCGAACTGGCGATAACTGCTTGGAAGGCAGATGTGTTACCTCTACACCACACTCGCGGGTCGGCTAAAAATTAGCCGATGGGCACAGCGCTGAGTCTGCTGCACCAATAATGTATCCGACAGCCTCAGATTCAACATCTGAAGTCATACCCTGTCCGACCATTTGCCTAGCCATATATTCAATAATATCTTGAGTGCTAAACCCAGCAGCGAGGGCTTCGCATACTGATTCTCCCATTTCAATTAATTGTTGATCTGTAGCAGAGTTAAGAATTGGATTATTCATTGACTTAATGCCAAGTAAATATAGTTCCTCGTTTGACAGATTTGAAACACCGTCATCTGTGTTAAGTGGTTCAGGTTCTGGTGCATTCTGGGTAATAGTAACAGTTGGAGCAGGGGAAACCTGAGAAGAACATCCAACTAAGGCAACTCCCACAACTGCTACGGCAATAATAATTTTATTCATAATTAATCTTTCTCCAGCAATTCAATAGCCTCTTTAATGGCCTGATTCCATCCTGCAATAAAGGAGGAAATCTCAGTAGATGATGCTGAATTTTTCATTTTCTTTGCCTTAAGTTTTTCAATAACTTTATCGCGTGTCAATTGTATCCCTTTTCAATAAATGTCCCATCCCAAAACTTGTGGGACTCTTTCCTGTGCTTTCCTTTGCGCTTATCATCTTCTTCATCATCGTGCATTGACTTATTCTCAGAAGCATACAGCGCACGTTGCTGGGCGGCTGCCTCTGATCTAGTTGAGTGGCATCCTTCTATCTCGTTAGTGCCCTCTTTAACTACCGCATATCCAGAACATCCACCGTAATTTTGCTTAATCTCCCATGGCATTATTAGATCTCCTCCATTCCTCTCGCTGTTTTTGTTGCAGAGGTTTCATACTTTCTTTTTCAATCCTTATGGCCTCTAATTGCTCCTCTGTATATTCTATACTAGCATAGTCCCACGACGCAAGCATAGTATACCTATCTCCTGCAATTATCTTGGAAACACTATGAACATTTATTATTCCTGGGTCGAATGCCACAACTGTTCCCGTACTGGGAGAAATTTTTATACCATGATAGTCAAATACTAAATCTCCACCATCATAATTATCATTTAAATAAATAATAGTTACAAATTTATTATCCTGCCAAGCATTCGGAGTTCCATCTAATTCAGAGTTGTCAGAATGTGGATCTGCATATGCCCCCGGAATCCATCTAGCAGCACTAAATGTTAAATTGTTTAGTCTATTTCCAGATGCATCTTCGGCCAAGGCCCAAAGTTCCTGCCTCAGAGTCTTAAAGTACTCTTCATTTATTGCATGTCCAGAATATTTAGATAGTGGATCAAGCAAGTTCATTACAGATGAATTATAGAAACATGTATCCATCCACATAGAGTCATCTGTGTTAAAGTATTTTATCAAAATATCGCACGCTTCTGGCGTAAGAAAATCTTGGTACTCTACGATGCTACTCGTATGCTTTATTTTTTTCACGCTCCCAGACTAGGATTCGAACCTAGATAAACAGATCCAAAGTCTGTTGTCCTGCCATTAGACGATCTGGGATAAAACTAATTTCCCTCTAAGAGTACCAGAAATACTGGTTTTCTGTCAACAATACCTATAGAGCAGGCCCAGCACCATTCAGGTGGAGTATGCCTACATTGATTTGCCTTCCGCTTTGCCCAATGGGGCCAGTCTTCTGGACCCGCCTGCGCTCCACAATAGGGGCAATTCTCGCTTTCTAATAGCAGCCTTCCATCATAGCAATCGGTACAGATATTTTCTAGTATCTCCTGTCGCCGCTGCTTTCTATCTTGATAACTAACTCTTTTAGGGCGTGGAGGAATCGTTCCATCTTCATTTGGTATCCTATCACTTTTCCATGCGTTACATTTCTTATGTGCAAGTCTCAAATTAGAAATATCTTCTGTTCCACCAGCAGCACGCGGAATCCAATGATCTAGTGTAACTTCAGAGTTAGCCTTAAACAGTTTATGGCAGATAGCACAGGAGAATCCGTCCCTCTCCCTGACTAGCCCGATCTTTTCTTTCTTACTAAGCAGAGGACTCTGACTTGGCATTGATAAATTCTCTCTCATCTACTACGTCATATGCGTCACGGATAAGTCCAAGTTCGTACTTATCAAAATGGTGTCCGCAGAAGTATAGTTCTCCGGTGGTAAATTTAGCAACTACCCATGCTTGGGCAGGGCACTTTGGCGCGTCACATCGGTCGTTCTTAGAAATAAGTCTTTTAATTTCTTGCTGAACTTCAGTTTCCATGGAGTCCTCCATACACTAATTATATCAGTTTGTTTTAAAATGATCGCTAATCTGTTTAACTTGTGTATTTATCTTGTCTAACTTAGTTCTAAGCGTTCTATTTGATTTATCTAATTCTATATTAACCTGTAGAAGTTTGTCATTCTTTCTAGTCAACTCAAATATTTCTTTTTCTAGTGATCTTACATTATCCATACACCTAGACAATGTATTTTCATCGTCCCTTCGAACTTGCCTAGATCTGTATATAACATACAGGCTGTACATATTGCATAAGAATAGCACAGCAAGAGCGACAAGTAAAATGTTTTGCATGTCGGGATGAGAGGATTTGAACCTCCGGCCCCTTGCTCCCAAAGCAAGTGCGCTACCAAACTGCGCCACATCCCGGCGACTACAGGTAGCCGCGAGTCCTTCTGCTGCACAAAAGACGCTGAAAACACGACTTCAACGCTATAACTCCACAGACTCTTTCGCGTTAACACGGGATATTTGTATGTAACTACACCATCCTAAGGTCTGCTACCTGTAGCCGTGCGGTAGGCGGGATTTGAACCCGCGCATCACCTGTTTATAAGACAGGGGCCTTCACCAGACTTGGCCACTACCGCGTATGAACTAATAATATTAAATTATCTCCATCGCGTCAAGCGTTTGTTGGAGGTCTGGGGGGATAATAAGTTCTTTGTTATTCGCCTTGCCCATTCTACGTTTTATTTCTTCTTCTGAGTCTTGCTCAAGCATCTCGTACGAATAGATTTCGATCTCTTGTACCGCATCTCTTCTAGACTTAGCAATAGCATTATAGATCGCGCCACATACGGCATCAGCCAAGTCCTTACTGCCCTTTCTAGGGTGGTCAACTTTATCTCCTCTAATTCTTAATTGCAAAAGTTCATCAATTAAAAGTTTCAGATCTGGTCCGTGTACCCGCTCTTCTGTTACGAGTAGCGCCATATCCTCATAGTGTTTTTTAGCAACTGATAATAGTTCCGTATTAATACCATAATGCTTTAGTTGTTGCATCATGTCATGAGAATTCCATCGGTCGAATGTAACAAGGCTAAGATTAAAACCACGCTCTCTTAGTTCGATTATATAATCCTTAACTACTGATAAGTCAACGCTAGTAGTAGAAGTTGGTTGCCAATACCTTACTGCATCTACAATAACCTTTGGCGCAGCCTCTGTCATAGTCCCTGCAATTTTCATTTGCACCCATCCGTCCACATGCGCTAGTGCTACGGCACAATTGTCATGCTTCTGGGCCAAGTCAACATGTACAAAATACTGCTTGGAGTCATCTGGCTTAAACCATTCAGCAAATCTTCCATCACTATTTACCGATACCTTGGGATCAGAGAAAGCCTTTTCGATCTTCTCACGCGACTTGAAGAAGGCGTCTGTGGCCTCTGGGGGCATACAGGCAAATCGCATCAGAGAATCTAGTGGATCGTCATAGAAAGCAATTGTGAAGTCCTCTATCTTTCTTGTGGGGTTAAATTCCCAGGTAGGACGTTTTAGTGCAAAGATGTGGGGTAGGGCGTAGGAGATGATATGATCCTCTTCCCACTCTACGATGAATTCATTACCGTCGTGACCATCAGGTAGATCAGGATCAATCTTAAACCTGTGACTCTTAACAACGGTTTCTTTCTCAGCAATCGCATCGCTATATTTTTGCTGGATAAAGTCGTTCTTAAATCGTGGGAAGGAAAGCATAATTACTTTCCCAAAGTCTGGGAAGCGAGAGTTGACAGACGCTCTGTACATCTTGTAAATGGCAGAGGAAGTCTTTGGACTCTGCCTGCCCGTTGTATTCTCCATCTCAAAGCCGGAAATCTCATCAAGGATCGCAAGCATGACGTTATACCCTTCCCAGGATTCTGATTCAGAGTGTCCTGAGTGAACGGTTATTTCTTTATCAAATTCAATACTATTGGCTTTGGGAATGTACCTACCCTGGAACCAGGGAGATTTTTCAATGATGCGCTTGAATCCTTTAAAGAAGACTCTATTAGCCTGAACAGCGTTGATGGCGATATTGATAATGTCAATGCTGTCTCCTGGCGGCTTCCCATAGTATTTCGCAGGATCATTTAGGCACAGAAGCAAATGGACGACATACGCGCATCCAATAGTGGAGATAAAGTCCTTACCACCACCCTTGCCAATCTGCAAGATTACTTCCTTGCAAGTCTGATTCCATCTACCTTCTGCTTCTTTTGTCCCTATCCATTTCTCCAGCGTTTCTTTTTTATAAATCTGTGTCATGGCACGGATTGCCTGATACTGATATTCTGATAGGGGTGGTAGGTCAAGATAGTTCTTGTCGGTAACAAATGTTTCTACGGACGCGGGAACCTCCTCAAAGGTGTCGCCATCCAGGGCGTCCATGAAATCACTAAAATCAATCAATTGGTTCTACCCTACCCGTAACCTCTGCAAGCCTCTTTGTTACTTCAACTCTACAATGATCACATTCAGAAGTTACTTCCTTGAGAATACTAACAAGGATCTCCTGCTTACGCTCTGTCTCTAGTAGTTGCGCGGATACCTCGTTATTCTCTAGAAGTCCCGCCTTCTGCAACATATCAATTCTTTTTTGCTCAACGTCTGCAATCATCTTCAAGGCGCTCGCCTTTGTGTTGTATTGCTGATTGGCATCTGCCTGGTCTACAGTCTCCCACGCACGCTGGATGATCATAGAGTAGTGTTGATCGGCTCCTGCTAATGCCTCCTTAGCACGCTCACGAATGCGGCTATCTCCCGAAACTAACTCACGCCAGGTATCAATATGCTCTAGGACCTGAGAGCGCTTAATGCCCAGGAATTTAGCAATATCGGTAGGGTTCTTTCCCTTCAGCAATTCCTCTACAACCAGATTCATCTGATCAAAGGAACTGGTTAACTCAATCTCTGACAAGTTGCTTCTTCCTTCTGCTCTTCTTAGCCCGTACTATAGTTTTAAGACGGTCTACATAAAATGATCTATACTCTCCAGTAGCGCTATCCCGACAATCAATCCAGGTAACATCTAACTTTTCATTATGAGCCATATGTATAAAGGTATATACCGACCTAATATTTTTAAACTTGATCTGGTCACCTGGCTTGATTACATCTTTCATGAATGGCAGTTCATAATATACCGTGATATCTGGATTCATGCTGTAAGGAATGTACTCATAAATTTTTTTCTGACGAGGCATTATATCTCCTTAGAGTGAATATCCACCGTTGCGGGTAGGACTCCATACCATTCCAGGTCTATCAAGACCCCGCTCCATCCTTAGTTTACAGGTTGGGCACGGCTGCCTATCTCTGTCTTCAATCTTGCAAAGAACTTCTACGTCCTCTTTGCAGTTATTGCAGAAGTAAGTATAAAGTGGCATTAATTTCTCCAGTCGTTCTGTACTGCTACCTTCAATAATACCAGATAGCCTAATAGATCGTCAATATCATTATCCCCAGGGAATTCATTGCCGCGTGCAAACCTAGAAAGTTTATCATCTATACGCACCTTTAGTTGCTCTGTGTTGTTAGCCTTGGAGAAAACTCGTACTGGATCAAGTGCGCTATTGCCATATGCTTTATTCTTATCAATTAAAAATTCAGCAAGTTCGTCACAGACGCGCTTGATTTCTTCATGAGCCTTGTTCCTTTTTTCGCTTTTCCGCATATTCCTTAGACACCCTCTCTCTTTCATTGATCCATTGTATATATTGACCATCATTCCAAAACTGGCTACCGTACAACTGATGGACTGCTGTCTCATGTAACAGTCTGTACTGGCTAGTTAAATAGATTCCCGACTCTTTTATTGCAGGGTGATTATTAAAATACTCTACTTCCTCAACTAAGTCAATAGGGTTGTCTCTATCCCAACCCGACCAGTCGAAATTCTCGTCTGTTACTCCCATAAAGTCATAGAAGCCCTTGGTGAATGCTCCTGGCCCTGTAAGTTTATGGACAAAATGCGTGTACTCAAAGTCTGGGTCCTGAAATTCTCTTAGCATGGAATTTAGAATAGATTCAAACGCTGGGTGCCCAGCCTCTGCTGCGAACGTCGCGCTGAGTAGATGCGAGGAATGCTCTGCGTTAAGAAATACTCTGTGTGCCAATACGTCCTCGTTAGGCCATGCATTTATCGGTATGAGACAATGGGTGTCAAGATCGGCGTAGAGTCCACCGTACTTGTAGACTACCATCACTCTCCAGATATCTGCCTGCATAACTTTAATTGGGCACTTATTATCCCAAATATCCAGCCACTCCTTGTCAAAGTTTTCTTCAACAAATTGTCTTCGCTCTGGACCAGTAACGTAATTATATTCCCAGTCGGGATTAAGAGTAGTCCATGTCTTTACTGCTTCTTTGGCATAGATGGGTAGTGCATCAAATTCGCACTCGTAAGTTTGCCATATCTTTTTAGGAATCATTCTCTACCTCAAAGTCTAAATGTGAACCTAGGGACTCGTTCTGTCCCACAATAAATGGTCCAATCTTTCCATTTACGATCTCGTCCTCCACACAGGAGAACAGATAAAAATCTACTGGGTGGTGCAGGAATCCCTCTTCCGCATTGTCAAGAACTTTTCTAGCACCACTATTACTTATATAATAGCACGCGGTCCATCCACCAAGCATAATTAATTCTAAATTGCTGGATGATATCTCCCGATTAATCTGCTCTAACTGATTCTCTGTAATGCTGAGATCATCTTCTGTAACAAGCATGTATTCTAACTCGCTGTCCACGATGTACTGCCACACAGAGATATGACTCAGCCAACAACCCACCTCCCCGTTCTTGCGAGAGATGTTAAAATTATGGTGAGGGTCTGAGGCGTATCTATCTTTTGTGAATTTCGGGAATCTACTCAGGAAACTTCCTCTGCTCTGCGGGTCCTGGTAATTGCATACCTCTGGATAATGCCTAGTAGAATTTATCACCCGAACTATAGACTCCACATTTTCTTGGCGGTCCTCCCTAACAGAAACAACGCAAAAATTCATTCTATGATCTCTCAAACACTACGATATTTTTCTTGTACCACCATTCAACGCCATTTAGATCCGCTATCTTGGGGCGAACATCATCTTTCATTACATAATCATATAACTCAAACATCTTCTGCCAATATTCAAGGGGCTGCTCGTTTATATGATTAGTCCCGCCCTGCCCTGGGGTGGCGGCAGAGAATAGTACAACATCTGACAATCTTGTAAGATCAAAGATAAACGACCAGGATCTTGCATCCGACAAATGCTCTGCAACTTCTAGGCATACCGCAAGGTCGAATCTCTGATCTAGGCTAAAGCGTTCAGATATATCTATGGGAATGTAATTTTTAACCAGGATTTTATCTCTAGATACATAATCTCCATCGACTCCTACTGCCTCGCAACCATGACTCTCAAAGACGCTCGCCCACGTTCCTATTCCGCATCCCACATCAACAACTGTTTTGGGTCGGTACATTTCATAAACTAAGGGAACTACTTTCTGAGCAGAACCTAATGACCCTGCTGATTGATCATCGTAGAAACTATCATCATAGTGTGTCATTTAGTCCACTTCCTCTGATTCTTAATTAGTCCGTACTTCTCTAAATATCTCTGGATAGTCATATGGGAACACCCAGACTCTTTAGCCATTTGCTGAGTTGTTTTCTTTTCTATGACGTACCTCTTGCGTAGCCAGTTTACATCCTCATATAACTTCATGAGCGCACCATATTATTAGTTGCATACCAGCCAATGCCGCAGGCATCAGCCACATTGTCACTCTCTACGGTAACTCCTAGACTCTGGCAGAAGTCTATTGTCTTTTGTTTACGCATCTCTCTAATCTTTGCCTTGTACCAATTCTCAGATTTTTCTGGGAAGTCTTTCTTAACCTGTTCCTTCTGAGCCTTAGTAAAATTCTTATTGCCAATATATGATTGCCAGGTAATTGGATGTACTTCCACAACCCTACGACCGTCAGATATCAACTCTGCCATTATAGCACCAAAGATATATGCCATCTTTAATCCCGTGTTTGCACTACGCACCATAATGGCTGCTTCAATAGCCACAAAGTCGGACGGGATTTGATTCATAATCCCGCGCACCTTTCTTTTGGCGTCTAGAATCCTTTCGTACACATCGCCCCCGTCAAAGAACACCTCGCCCCACTTTACGGGCTTATTGTTCTTATACAGACAGAACGCCACGCTGCGCGTAGAGGCATCTATGCCTAGTACTGAGGTTTCGGACGACTTGGCTAATTTAGCGAGAGACATTAAACATCCTTAGTAGATCATTTTTATTCTTTGCCTCTTGTCCAGCCACACACTCCGCACATATCGTAGTTTCGTTATATCGACTGAGCATATTTTTACATCCCCGTGTTGAACAGGATCTCTTTTTTCCAGAAAGTCTCGCACGTTCCTCATAATATTTTTCACGAATTTTTCTATTGGTTGCATCACGGCAACATTCATCTGAACAATATTTTTGGTTATGTGTAGACTTGTAAAACTCCTCTTCACAGCCTTCATTTGCACAAATCATTTAGGTGGCACCAATGTCCTAACTTGCTCCACACCCTCGCCATATTTATTATTTTTCGCAGCCCAGCAATGTTTCTTAACTGGGCAATTTGCACACGCATATGACGTTTTTGCGAAACCTCTCGCTGGGATGATGTTATCAACATACATCGCGTAAACCTCGCGCATCCAGTCGAATGTGTCATTGATGATCTTCTCATTTCGCTCATTCATGCTGACAGGAATGACACAGATTTCCTGAGTATTCTTATTCTCATACAACAAGAATCCTTCTGTCGCGCCTTCTACCTTCATGTAGGTAAGTATCTGCAAAAGGTGGTTGGCTGATGGCTTCATGGATGACTGACGATGAATGAACTGCTCTTCTTTCGTCGTCTTAATCTCGCCAATGATTTCTGTATCATTCCAGTCCAGCACAACGTCTGCGAACCCTCTAATCGGAGGATCTTCTGAGAGAATCTCCCGCTCTGTTTCTTTTAGTACGCCAGTTTCTTCTATGATCTTCTGTAGTCGTTCGTGGGCATAAGTGCCGTTAAGCATGTTAGCGATAGCGGTAGCATCGAATTTCTCGTCAAACTCCTCGCCATTAAACGCAATAAACCAGTATCTTGGGCAGTTTCCATGCCCGTATCCGATGCTGCTAGGACTAAAGGTTTTCTTCTGCATATCGCGCTTACCGCGACGACGGTCGTTGTACGCTTTGTCAATCATGCCAGAGAACTCTGCGTAGTCGAAACCGTCTACCTTCTTAAACTTTAAACTCTTAACAACATTCTTGCTCACAGGCCAAACCTCGCATTGTATTTGAGTGCATCTACTAACTTATTAATTGCTTCTGCCGTTGTATAATAAACATTCTTTTTCTTAGAGGCTTCTGGCCCCTTCTCAAAGGTGGTATAGTACCTAGACATAATGGCTAGTTTGGCAGCGATAGCCTGTAGGCGAGTGATAATTTCTGGTGCCTTGGCTGCTGGAACATCTGGCTTGGCAATTAACTTAATAATCAATTCCATGGCCTGGTCTAAATCTGGGTCCTGCATAAATTCTGAGAGTTCATTAAACTCTGTAATCTCACTAATTGTTTCTATCACGTTCATAAGCCTCTACCAATTCCTCTAGAATATCCCACTCTACTACTGCCAGCCGCACCTTAGATGCACCTTCACCTATAATTAACTTGAGAAGTGGATGCATACTTCTGTCTACACGGAATGTATCTGTGCATATTTTTGCCCACATCTCCTTGTTTACCGCTACTGACTTAGCAGTCTCCTTATAGTCAACGACAAAGTTGTGCCACTTAGCATCGCCCTTCTGGTACTGCCCACGGCCTGAGTTTTTCTGTCCCTTAGCGCCATCGCGCTTTATCTCGTTAGCCTCAGACATTAGATCCTAATTTCTGAAACATGGCCCTGGCTACAGGTATATTGAATAGTTGATCCATCATTATAAAGATATCCATCGTGTACTACTACAGAGCATTCTTGACACTCCATAGATCCAGTAACTTGTTGACCTTCTTTACGCTTCCTCACTCCCAGGAAGTCCTCTAGAGACTCAGCCATAAATCATAGCCTCTAGTGTATCTACAACCTCTGGGTTATCCCTCAAGTACTGCACAGCCTTAGCGCGACCTTGTAAGCGCTCTCCAAGTACCGTGTACCAGGCACCACCGCGCTCAACTTTACCCATCATTTCTGCAACATCAAGGACTTCTGCAACCCTGTCTACTCCAACATGTCCTCCCTGGTAATAAAAATCGTACTGACCATTAAGATTGGGTGGACCTAATTTGTTGTAATCTACAATCCAGTTAACGGGACGACCGACCTTTTGCTGAATGAACTTATCTCCAACCTGAATATCATCCTTTATCTGGTTGGCTTCTGCTTCTGATGACCAGAGTTTGACAACCGTGCTGGAGAAGAACTTAACGGCCATTCCTCCAGTTGGGATATGTGATGCGTGCATACTGCCAAATTGATTTCTTTGTTGGCTGATGAGTACCAGGAGAGTATTTTGATTAGCGTAATTAAGCATCTTGACTGCATGTGTCATATCCTTTGCTTCCGCACCGATTTGCTTGGTGTCTTGTAGTTGCTTCAATTCATCGCCATCCTTGTCAAAGTAGATGGCTGGAAGGAGCGCGGAGATAGAGTCAACTACAATTATATCAACCCCAGCAGTCATTAGGCTTGTGCCTACGTCTACCATATCATTAATAGTTTTTGCTGGTGAGTAAATAAGTTGAGAAGAATCAACTCCAAGTCCCTCTGCCCAAGAAGCGGAGTATGAGGACTCAGAATCAATCCAGGCACAGGTCTTTCCATCTTTCTGTGCCATGCCAATCATTTGTAGGCAGAATGAAGATTTTCCAGCGCTTTTATTTCCCCATACCATGACCTGGCGACCATATCCAAGGCCGCCTTTAAGGGCGAGGTTTAGTCCTATGCTGGGGGTTTGCTGTTTTTGTACGTCTACTTCTGTTGCCAGTTGGATTCTTTGTCTTGTTTTTGGATCTAGTTTCGCTAGAATTTCTTCTGCTACCATCATCGTTTAAACTCTTTTCTAATTCTAAAGCAAACTCTTTAAAGTCTTTTCTTCGACTTGCGGCTATACGATCTATTATTGATAGAATAATCTCGTAATCTTTTGATTTTATTACCAACAAGTACTCTTCATCTATACCTGTTAGAATATAGCCTTCCATTATCTTTCTATTATATCACCCACGGGTGCCGTGCAACTTTTCCCTATTTTTATTTATTAAAGCCTTATCTCTCAATGTATTATGAATTGATGGTAGTTCTCTAACTCTCATCTTGTTCATTCCCGCCCATAGATCCAGAACACGAATGATGATATCTGCAAGTTCTTCAACAAACTTCTGATCGCCCTGATTCTTTCGTAATGCTTCTAATGCTTCAGTAACTTCAGAATGAATCATTGCAAGTTGCTTTGCATAAAAAATAAAGTCATCTTCTGATTCCATACGACTGAGAGGACTCCAAAAACCCTTTTCAATTGCTGTCTCGTTAAGGCTATTTGCTAAATCATCAAGATGCATCTGGCTCCTCCAAAGTGATCTCAAACATTTCTGTCTCTTCATTAAATTCGATCTTTAGTTGGTAGTCTGGGTCTACTGGCTTAAGGAGGGCCGCAGGACTAACTTCAATCTTCTGGTATCTCTCTAAAATAGCCATGAGGATTGAACCCAGGCTAATATCTACTGCTTCTGTACTCATCCTATATTCCTAACTGTTAGTGTTCCATCTTCCATTTTTCCAATTTGTAAATCAACGATAGTTCCTGCCTTCATCTTTCCCAATGCTTGGGGATAGATCTTGGGGAACACAATCAATCTAGTCATTTCCTTATTGCCCTTGGCTACAATAACGTGGGCCATCATCTTACCCGCCTTTGTTTTGTAGTTAGTAAAGTCTACGACGTAGACCTCTCCTTCTCCAGCCAGGGTGTCGTCCATATAAAGGAATTCAATAAAGGGGTCGGGCTTCCTATTAACTACATCTTCTATGGTAACATATCGGTGAATTCGATTGTCTCCAACGAGGAAGAAGTACATATTTCCTGTTTCGATCTGTGTATTTTCGGAATGAAAGATTCCGATTGCTCCAGTATCGTCCACTAACTCTACCCTTGACCATCCCTGTCCCTTCTTAATAGACTTGACCATTGCCATCAGGATGTAGCAGCCGTCCTCTGTAAAGTCTTCCAGAGGAGAAACCTGAGCCTTGATGGATGGAATGATTCCCTTTACGTCAAACTTAGGGATGTTTAGATATTCGTAATAATTCTCTGACTCGTTACCCGTTCTTGGATTGTCGTCAAATGCCGCCCCACCGATAGAGTTAAGGGCAGCGATAGCCCGACTATTAACACCACTTCCCTTAGACTGAGAAAACTCTAGTAATTCTGCGTAAGAGTTGAATGGGCGAGCGGCTATCAATTTATTACTAATGCTTTCACTAATAAACTTAATATCTGCAAGGCCGAATCTGATACTACTTCCCTGTAGACTAAATTCAATATCTGACTCGTTAACGTGAGGAAGTAGAACCTTTAATCCAAGTCTCTTTGCTTCCAGTAAGTATTCTGTTCGCGCATCCTTGTCGCCCTCGTTTTTGAGGATAGCAAAAATGAACTCAAGCGGATAGTAATGCTTAAGCCATGCTGTCCAATACGAGAGCATTGAATATGCAACGGCATGAGATCGGTTAAAGGAGTATCCAGCATGTGCCTCAAAGTCATGCCAAAGATGCTCCGCGTCCTCTTTGCTAATGTGCTTTGTAGCCCCAGAAATAAACTTGTCCCTGAATACATCAAACTCTTTTGCGTCCTTCTTCTTACCAATAATTTTACGGACCTTATCTGCCTCTGCCCATGTCATACCTCCAAGGTGGACACACGCCTGCATAACTTGCTCCTGATAAATAATAACACCATATGTTCGTTCTGTAAAAGGACGCATTATCTCATGAACATATTTAATCTGCTCCCGCCCCTGCTTACGAGCGACATAGGCAGCGCCTACTGTATTCATGGCTCCTGGGCGAACGAGAGCATTTGATGCAACCAGATCCTCAAACCTTTCCACACCCATCTTAATCAGTAGATTAGTGTATGGGGTTGCTTCTGCCTGGAAGACCCCCTTGGTGAAACCATTGGACAGATCCTGGTATACCAACTCGTCATCTAGGGATATGGAGTGCAAGTCGATATCTGTGCCACTCCTATCCTTAACAATATCTAAAGTATCCTTGACAACAGAAAGTGTCTTGAGTCCCAGCGCGTCCAACTTGATCAGACCAATGTCTGCTGCCTGCTCCATGTCATAGGCAACAACTGGAACGCGACCGCTAACCTTGTCATTAGCATCACTTCTAGTTTCCATAGGAGCGTATTTAGAAATAGGTTCCTTGGCAACTACCACTCCCGCTGCGTGGACACCTACAGCGCGAATTCTTCCACGCAACTTGCCAGCCAAGTCTGTAACTTCTGGATATTTATCTCTGAACCATCTGGTATTCTGGTTAGATTCAAAATCCTCCCAGGTTTCGATACCCTTTAGTGCCTTATTAACATCACCCAGAGGCACCGCATAGACGCGAGAGGCATCACGCACTACACCCTTATCCTTAAAATACTGGAAGGTAGAGATACTTGCTACGTTCTTAAACTTTTTGCGTAGGTATTCCTTGACCTCGTTACGGCGACGATCCATGAAGTCTGTATCAATATCGGGGAAATCATTGCGTTCTGGATTGATAAATCGGAAGAACAGCAGATCGTATTCAATGGGGTCTACCTCTGTAATCCCAAGCAAGTAGCACACTAGAGAGCCAGCCGCAGATCCTCGTCCTGGACCCACCAAAATATCGCTACCCTTTGCGTACTGAATCATATCCGCAACAACTAGGAAGTAGGAGGCGAAGTCCTTATCTTTAATTACCTCTAGTTCTTCATTAAGCCTATTAGTATATTCCTCAGTCTCCAGACCCTTGGCGACGAGCGCCTGCTGGCACATTTCTGCCAACTGTACATTGGGATCTTTCTTTGGCTGTGGAAGTAGGGAAAGATTCTCATAGTATTCGTAGTCACCAATCTTATCAGCAATCTCTAAAGTACTTTCATATATATCTGTGCGATCAATCCCAGACTTCTTATACCAACTGTCAATGTCAAGTCGGCTCTGAATGAACAGGTCCCAGCCCTCAAAGGAAATGGGGCGTTCTGGGTATAGGTGGTTTAGCCTCTCAAACACATCCTTGATCTGCTTGCCAGACGCATAGGACGCATCCTTATTCATGTTGGGCTTGGTAGAAAGGATGAGTAGTGCTTCCTCTACCGCCCTCTGGTCTTCACGGGCAAAGTGGCAGTCGGATGTAGTGACTGGCTTTATCTTGTATTCATCTGCTAGATTAAGTAGTGAATGGTTAATCTCTGGGGGATTGTGTGGCTGAACTTCCATGTAGAAGTCATCTTCAAAGCGGTTCTTAAACCACTTGAGCATGTTGCGAGCCTTCTCCTCGTCCCCACGCTGAATTGCCTTAGTGATAAGACCATTAAGGCATCCTGAGAGAACAATCAATCCGTCACCGTAATCGCTCAGAACTTCAAAATCGATTCTTGGCTTGCGGTAAAACCCCTCGTTCCAGGCCAACTCAGACAACTTCTGAAGATTCTGTAAGCCATTCTGATCCTTGGCAAGAAGGATGATGTGATTGAATACCTGAGTATTGTCGTCGCGGCTCTTGATATCTCTCTTGTCAAATCGGTCTGTCTCTGAGATATAAGCCTCTACTCCAAGGATCGGCTTTAGACCCGCCTCGCGTGCAGACTTCTGCATATCACGATGGGAAGAAAGTGTTCCGTGGTCAGTAACGGCTAAGGCAGTTTGTCCAAGGTCTTTGGCTGCTGCCAGCAACTCCGCTGGCGAGGAAAGTCCATCCATTAGACTGTAATGGGAATGAACATGAAGGTGAACTAAATCAGACATTTATCTCCTAAATGGTGCTAGGGCGGTATTTCTACCGCCCTAGCGTACCACATTAACTAATTACCATTCAACGTTTGAAGAAGAAGAGCCACTCTCTTCTCCACCAGATGCTCCTGTGTAGAAAGCCTCTTGCTCAGAGTAAGGAACATCGCGCACAGCAATCTTCTCTAGATCGAACAACTCAAGGCTGTCAAGATCTACTGGTTCCGAATCGGTGGGAAGCGGAATAATGCTGTAGTTTGTATCAGTACGCTCTCCCGTGCGCTTAAGACGCCAGGTGTTGGAGGTGATGCTTCCAGTCTCTCCTGCATACTGAATAATTTCTGGGGTTGCCGACTTGGGGCCAGTTCCCTGAGAAAAAATTGCAACATATGGATCTTCATTGCCGTCATTGACAAGGATGTTGCAGTAGAGTCGGCTGCGACCCTTCCATCCAGCCTTTGGGTCACGACGATGCTGCTCGCATCCAAAGCAACTTCCCTGGTCCTCAATGCTGCAAAGAGCCTTGCGACGGTAGTCTGATGGATTAGTATGCTCAACTGCAATAAATGCAAGTCCAGCCTTCTCGTTATAATTTGGTGAATCAGGGTCAAGTTCCTGAAGAAATTTAATCTTGACACTCTGGCCATCGTTCAACTTAAGCCAGCGACCGCGAGGCCCATCTGATGAAGCGGCTGGGCGATCAATTGTTTGGTTCATGGCCTTAAGGCCCTTTACTAGTCCCATAATGTATATCTCCTAAGTGTATTGGGCTATAGGATGCCCTGTATTTCTATTATAGCATTCGATATTCGTAGTCTGCAAGGGCATTTTCGATACAAGTTCTAATTTGTTCTTCTGTCATGTCGCCCACATCTTTTGCGTTGTTTGGATAAAGCATATCATTATTATAGTGTGCCCACAAGACTTCTTTTGTTTTAAGTGTATTAGCAATAGTTTTACCAAGTTCCCTGCCTGCTTGATCTGCGTCAGTCATAACAATCACCTTGGTAAAGTTTCTATTAATGTTTTCCAAATTAATCTTAGACATCGACCCACCCAATGTTGCAATGACATTGGGATAGCCTGCCTGGTGGACTCTAATCGCGTCAAACGACGACTCTACTACAATAACTGTGCTACTAGTTCTCCTAGCACGATGAATGTTAAACATCGTCTTATTCCTAGGAAGTCCAGTAGAATTCTTAAATGACTTACCCTCTACCGATCTGCCAACTAAGCCTACAGGAATTCCATCTGGTGAGTGTACGGGAACAATAACCATATCCTGGCTTGCAGAGTATCCTAGTTTAAAATGATCAATTGATTCATCATTTATCCCACGACCATTTAAGTATTCTCTAGACCTATCATTTATCTGAGAATGTAAGCGATCTAAGACACTCTGATCGAAGTCGGCGTACTCAGGCTTGTCATCCAGAATTTCGCTTAGTTCATCCTCAAAGTTATTTGCTGCCTCTTGCTGGGCAGACATAATAAATCTTAAAGCCTCAAATTCGTTTCGCTTAGTTAGATTCTTTACCAATTCTACAATAGTCCCGCGAGCCTCACATGATGGATTGAAGCATAGGTACAACCCCTTCTGATGGCTTACTGAAAATGACGGGGTGTGTCGGTTCCCGTGGAATGGGCATAGGCATAGAAAGTCATTAGAAGTCTCACTAACAACTTGCAGGCCAAGTTGCCTAACTATTGCTCGCATATGCGAGGGGCTGTAGGTTTCCAAAAGCATTGCTTTCCTTATTGTTTGGGTATTAAATTTTGCCCAGAGAAGCCCTCATATAGATAGGACTTCTTTTTACCAACATAGACTCCATACACAACGATCTCAAATGCATATGTATCATTAGGTTCATCATAGTCTAAGGAAAATTGTATGTCAAGATCAAGTATCGGAATGTAACCCTGAGATCTCATATCACTTTCTATAAGGTTCTCGTATTGTTTTCTTAATCTGGGTATGGCAGAGTCATCATGTATTTGCCCCTGCATTCCGAAACTCTTTAATTTTTTATTCATGATATATACCTGTTTGATAATTATATCATCAAACAGGGATATCGTCATAGATCTCTTTTACAACTCCACGGTCAATATCCCAGTCAAGGTAGAACGCAAAGTTCGTACCATGACGATTCTTTCGTGATACAACTTCAATGATATTAGTGTCTGGGTGGCGGTGTACAGCCATAGCCATATCAGCATCGTATTCAATGGCCTTTGACCACGCGACCTGTGATAGCAATGGTGGGGCATCCTGATCGGATACATCGTCCATTGTGGCTGCTGTAATGTCAATAACGGGAATATTATTACGAACTGCTAGTAGTTTGAATTCCCGCGAAATGTTACGATTCCGCTCAACCTCAGAATTAGACTTCTTAGTGTCATTAAACAACTGGTGATAATCCAAGATAACAAGGTCGGGGCGATGCTGATCGATTTTACCCTGGACCGTCTGTGGAGTAACTTCATTTGTTCCCTCGTTAGATACTAGAATAAAACTATTCTTGTCATCAAAGCGCTTCTTTGCCCAATGATGGAAGTCATCAATATTGATATTGCCACGGGAAAAGTCTGAGGCTCTGAACATACCGCTACCAAGCATGGTATAAATTCGGTCACGCATATTCTCTGGACTCATCTCTAGAGATACAATCATAGGCTTGAAGCCCTGCTCCCAAGCCTTGCACGCTAGATAAGAGGTAAGCCATGTCTTTCCGCGTCCAGGCCATCCGATAGCAACAATAAGGTGTCCTGGGGCCATGCCAGTAGGATATGCAAGGTCTAGGGCAGTAAACCCAGTTTTAATTCCTGGGCTGCCTCCCATGACTGCTGATCTCTCCTGGACGGCAATAATATGCTTCTCAGCCAATTCATAGTCGGTCAGGTCAACATCTCGCACATTACTGGTAAGGCGAGATAGGCTAGCAATCTCTGACTGCATATCAGCCAGAACTCGGGATGCAGCATTATCTTTAAGAGAGGTGCCGCTCTTCATTAGAAGGTTCCGCATACGGGCAGCCAGATATTCATTCTTCAGTTGATCAAGGTAGTAGCCAGTCTCCGCAGTTACATTTACTGGCTCAAAGTCGCGGAACTTTTCCTGTAATACATTTACCTCAGGAACAGACTTAAACTTGTAATAATAAGATTTAAGACCCTCCCAAACGTCCTTGTGTGACTGAAAAACCTCATCAACATTATCTGCGAGAATGGTAGAAATATCCTTATTCTTGCAGACTGAAGTGATTACTGCTGCCTCTGTGTTCAACTCTTTTCCTCAACCATTCTCTTTGTAGCCTCACGCATCTTGCGGCGGCGTTCGTCGTCTTCTTTTGATTGTAGCAGCATATCATCTAATCTGTCGAAATTATAGAAGAACCATTGAAGTGGATGCCCCTGCTTAGTAACACGAAAATAATACTCAAGAAGTTCTCGCGCCCTGTCATAGCCGACTGATTCAATAACGTCTTGCATGGCCCACTTTTCCTTAAACTTATTAAGTCGGGCGGTCTTGTTATACTTTTCAGTATACAGTTTCTCATAGAGGCTTAGAAGTGCATACGGCTGCTTGGTATCAGCCTTAGCCATTCTTCAACTCCTTTTCTATTTCTGAAACCTTGTCAATAATCTTCTCTTCTACAAAACCGTAGACCCTATCAGTTGCAGAGTCTACGCTCTCTCCCTCTCGGACAAAATCCTCTACCCCTATGGCAACGCGAAGGCTTTCATAGTTGCCAAGATTCCTGGTGAATTGTAGTTCTACTCTAACATGAGTACTCTCACGGCTGCTGGTCATTATTGTCTCCTAGAAAGCCTATTCTCAACTTCTCTTTTTCCTCTGTGTAGTCTGTTAGGATAGCATATAATCTAAGCCATCTATCAGATACCGCCAACATTGCATCAACATCTCTATGCTCAATGGAAAAATCGAACGCTGCCATTAAAGATGAAGCACATTCACCTAGAATTCCTGACTCATCTAAAACTAAAGGTTCTTTATTTTTTTTCTTACCCATTTCCTACCAATCTGGTTGCTTCCACACGGGGACAAACTCGCCGCTCTTATCCTTAGTATACAAAATCTTATCTTCCTTCATCAAGGCTTCTAACTCCGCTCTTGACATTAGGTTGCTGTTTGTTACAGTTCCATCTTTTCTTGGCCTGCCTCTATGAACTGTTAGCATATACGAATGTATATCTCTTAGATCATCCTCGCTGAACAAGAATTTACCTGGCGTTCTACGTTCGTCTAGAGAGTATGTTTGAACGGGTCTTTTAATTTTACCATCCCTGATATAGTCGTGAATAATCATTTTATCCCGACTAAATATTTTACAAACAGATTTCATAGTGAAAGCCTTTTGCATATTTCTTTTAGCAACAGACCACACATAGGTAACAACTCTACACTCTGGATAATTCCAGGCTGTGATTAGATCTTCTGATCTACTAATTCTTAAAACCCTATGATGCTCGTTGTTCAAAAAGAAGTATCTTAGGCTAGTTCCCTTAGTATTTCTAGTTTGTTTAACCACGCCCCAAATGCTCCCTTATTTCTTTTGACAAACCACCTGTTTCCGCATCTTAGGCAGAAAAGGTCCAGCCTTAATTCGTGTGTGAAGACTCTATCCACAAACACGCTGCCTCCGCATTTTTGATGAGTCATCATGCCTGGAATACCTTGCCATCTACGACACATGTGTAATCGTGAATTTGAATTAATTGAATGTGTGGGTAATCATCTACCACATGGGCTACGGCAAATCCTGCCTGCCAATTCTTCTGGATAGAGTAATCCATCTTATCCTCGTCGCAGAGGTGTCCAATTTCATATCCACGCAATTCTTGTCCAGACAGATTGTATGTCTGAAAGTATGCACCCATTCTGTGTGAATGTCCCCGCACTAGAGATACGCCCCAGTTATTTACGTCATTCCTTACAGACTCCCCAGCGTGCTTAGAAATAGACTCTCCATGGTGACCATAGATATCTCCGAATCTCTGTACTGGAGGCTCGTTCCAATTGTGCCATTCAAAGCCAACGTTTGAATATTCATAAAGTGTGTCTGCCGTTACTAGTTCAAGGAACTGCGGCGCTTTCTTAGCAAGGTACTCGCCGTGGCGAGTCCAGCCATGATTCCCATCGTGAAAATGGCAATCAGCATTGGGGACGGTCTTTCTAATGTCTTTGAGAAACTGCCTTGTCTCACGGACTCCTCCATCTTCTAGTGAAATTGACATTTCTAGCGGCTTGTCTGCCGACCAACGACTTGTGGAATCTGCGTCATCAATATCTCCAAGCAAGTCAACCGCATCAGGCTTCCACCACTTCATTACTTTGAAGAAGAGGTCAACCTTACGAGGGTCGTGTCTGGGAAAGTGAACATCTGAAGCCATCATCCACTTTAAATCGTTTGTCATATTTTATCTTTCTATTTATGCGCCTTCATGTGTTGGCGTCTTGTGCATACGAATAGATTATACAGTTCGTTGCATTCTTTGTCACCATTTATATGATGAACAGTTTCATAGTCTTTTAGGACTCTTTTGTGATTTAGTTCCATTACTAATCTATGCTCATAGTACCACCCGCCGCCAAAGCATTTAGGGTGTTCTGGAACCCAAACTAAAACATATCCGTCTTGGCTTTTTCTCTTTCTTCCTCTCCAATTATGAATAGGAAGGTAGGGCATTATTCGGCTCTGCCTACTGCAATCATATTAATTGTATAGTTGCCCTTTGCAGATCCTGCATCACCCTTTACTGCCGCAGACGTAAGTGTTAGTACATTAAATTTTACATACTCTTTAGTCAATTCAGTAATCACAACTATTCTTCCGGCAGCCACATCATCCTGAGGAGTAAATACTACCGTTGGGATGGCAGGATATGCTGGGCTAAAGTTGACCTTACCAGAAGTCTTACTTTTGCTCATAGTAATTCTGCGGGAAGAGAATCTCTTATTAGAGGCGCGAGTATCTTCACCGTTAATGCTATCTACTGCCCCATTTAACTTATTAACCTCTTCTTCTAGTTTATTAATTCTAGATTCAAGGTTCTTGAGGTATGCGTAGTCTATACGAGCGTACGCCTCGTTGATAGCGCTCACTTCTTAGATTCCTCCGTAGGCTGCAATTCAGCAATTTGAGCATCTCGCCTTTGAATTTCTTCTGTTGCCTGTGCCTTTAGCATAGCCATCTGAAGTTCATAGTTTGAAGTAATCTGACCAATTCTGTTCTGTAGTTCTTGAATAACTAACTCTAATGTATTTGACATATTTTTCCCTCCTGTATAGATATTATACTAAATATCCCTATCTCAGACACTCAAACTATTTAATTCTGATTCTAGTGCTTCTTGCCTCAAATTTAATTTATCAATTTGAGATGTGAACTCGTTAATTTGATTTTCATTTGGCGAGGGGATTGCATTCTCAGAAATAAGTTCTAGTTCAAGGGCGTACTTTTGATACTGTAGGGCCTTAATCTTTGACCTTATTGATGTAGCCTTTTCTGAATCAGTCAAAGTTTCGTAGTCTTCCATTTTTTCCTCCTATCTATAATTATACTATTTTTATCCTAGAGTCCTAGTTCCAGATTCTCTAGTTGAAGTGCTTCCATCATTAAATGTGGCAGTAACCCTCCATCGAACAGTTTTACCAACATCTGCACCAGGGTACTGCCATGAGTATGTTGTTGCGGTAGTGGATGCACTAGTATGGATAATATTACCATTTGCTATATTTACTACCGCATAAACTAGTCCAGTTCTAGTTCTGCTTCCTTGTACATCTGACAAAACGGTTTTACCTGCGAAGTACCCACTTCTAGTAGTATTTACAGTTACAGTAGCAGGGGGATTAATTACCCAGACATTGCTGATAGTACATGTTACTGTGCCAGCAAATCCGGTTCCGTTAGTGTTGTCTCCGCTCATTGCTGGTGCCTCCGCACCATTTTGAACTGGTACGTCTACGGTAAATGCTGTTGAAGCATATGACTGTCCAGTTCTTAAAGATCCATTAGAAATACTTCCCGTATATGTGTAAGAAGAATCATAGTTATTATGGGCTACAGAGCCTCCATAATTCTGCGGCGTCCATACAAGGGTCGGATTTAGGGCACTCCTTAGCAATACGGTAACATCTACTGAACCGCTAGTAAGTCCGGTAGATGCGGCTGTAATTGTGTCAAGACCCGCCGAACTTCCTCCCGTATATGTCACGCTTGCCGCTCCGTTGGAATTAGTAACTGCGCTTGTGCCACTTAACGATCCTGCTGGACTAGCATCTAAAGAAAATGTAATAGTTCTGCCACTTAGCGCTACGTTATTATTAGAAGCATCCTGTAGTTGTGCTGTTATTGTTGATGTACCAAATGTAGATATCGAAGTATCAGATGCACTTACTGCAATTTTTGTTGCTGTAACATTAGGAGTAACTGAAGAACTGCTGGCCGACCAGGAACCATCTCCTATAGCATTTATTGCTAGAACTTGGAATATATATGATGTGCCATTAGTTAAACCAGTAACCGTATAAGATGTAGAAGTGCTTCCAGTTGAAATTGGAGAAGACCATGTTGACCCACCATTACTAGAATGTCTAACCCTATATCCGGTTATATTAGATCCATTATTGCTAGGTGCAGTCCACGTTAGCGATACTTGTGCATTCCCAGCAGTTCCAGAAACTCCTGTTGGAGCATTTGGTACTGTAGCATGAGTATAAGATATGGACAAGGGAATGTTTGTCTGTCCCAGGCCGTCTGATCTTGAATTTGAATAAACCCTTATGTTATATGTAGTTCCAGCAGTTAAGGAAGAGACAGTTGTGGATGAAGATGTTGTTGCAGCCGACGTAGAAAGAACGGTAGAGTTATCAGAACTCATAACCTGAACAATAAATGAATTACCATTCAGAGCATTAAATGCTGAATAAGACCATGAGACTGTAGCCTGTGTACTATTTGAATAGGAAGCATTAATGTTATTCACCTGTCTTGGATAGAACATGTTCGACTTATTAAATGCATTAAAGGGGCCAAAAAAATCAAGTCGGTTGGTCGGGGATGGAAGTCCAAATCCTGTTCCAAACTCCACCGTTCCGACACTACTATCAATATCCTCCCCGATAAAAATCCATCCGTCAGTACTTGATGGGGAGGTGGTTGATGCTGGAACAGATGCCACAGAAATAGGGGTGGACGCATCTAGGGTAACTCTGAACCTTTGCCCCGCTACATAATTGGCGCTATTGTACGATTTATAAAGAGTAAATCCCCTAATATAAGCGGCATAAGATTCAATATAGGATGTGGCAATTGCGTTTACCACATGTACGTCTACTATATTGCTATTGTTAGTAAATACTATTTCATACTCAATGTCTGGGGTGGCTGGGCGAGTGGTTCTATCATTACGATACATTTGATGATAAAGTCTAAATGTAGTGCTATCTGATTTATACCATATTCTAAAATGCTTGTAGTCTCCGAAGAAATAATTTAACCCACGGTTACTAGTAAAAGAAAAACTGTTATCTGGGAATGAACTATCATTTGCAGGATCTAGCCAAATTTGAGCATTGGCATTTACTCCAAATCTATTAAGGAAGGCGAAGGTGTAGGAGGGATCATTAGCCTGAACACTACTTAAAGAATTTACTACTGTAGACCCCTTTGCGTTAGTTCCGGTAATTTGCAATCTGAAAAAAAATCCAACGTCGTCTGATTGAATTGTGTATAAACCATATGAAGATAGCAATGAACCTCTATTCGTCCAGGGTCCAGATGTAGATGTGGATCTTTGCCATTGATATGTAACAGAAGTTGGAATTCTATAATCAGAATAATCCCATATAAAAAGTGTGCTGACATCAAATTGGGTTCCTACTGCACCAGATCCTGAGATGGAGGGAGTTGATAGTGATACTGGCAGATCGGGATATACTATATCCCAGAAACCAGTAGAGTCATTACCCCTCCAGGAAGAAATCTTGTTTGCGCGTACCCAATCATTGATTGTAGAGGTTCTGAAAACCTTCAATCTTTGGACAATGTTCCAATCAGGATTATTAAATATTTTTATAGTCATATTAAAACTCTATGTGTATATCCCCATCAGTTCTACCACTTGATGGTGGGGTGCCACCGTATGTTATCTTATTTCCAGAAGTTGGAGTTGTTGTGTGATTCCTGTATCCATTGTTAGAAATTGTATCTGGATTGGTAGTGGTATCTATAAGTATACCATTTCCGGCCTGGTATGTAGTTCCTCCTCCTCCAATGGCTCCTCTTGGATACCATACTAAATCATTAGTGGCACCGCTACCTAAAACATAATCAGGAGAACCACTATTATCATATGGGACATTCATGTTTATTGTAGCATTAGTAGAATTTGGACCTTGGAATGTAAATGTTGGGGACCTCATAATAATTCTTGAAGCATTATTAGAAGTTGATGCTAGTCCCGTACCCATTATTATTTGCGGTGGAGTCCCCCATCCAGATACAGTAGCGCCGACAAGTTGGAATTCTCTATATACTGTAGGTACGGAAGAAGTTACTTGAAGGTATGCGGGAATTGTTTCAGATGGACTGCTATACCCCGAAACAAACAGGATCTTATCGGAGTTACTACCTCCGTCTGTCATTTGAATGTAGTTTCCAGAAGTTCCAGTTCTAAAATTGCCGCCAGTAAAAGTAGAAGCAGTTATTTCTCCACTAAAAGATCCAGTAGCAGCAGATAACTCTCCTCTAATTAATAGTCTTCCCACCCCTGGGCCAGAGCCATCTGGATTAAATTCCATAAAGGCCCCAGCATCGCCCACTCGCAATACAGTCTTATTATTCCCCACATACCAGTAGTTATTAGCATTAAGCAATATTCCATCATTGGTTCCAGAAACATCCTTGCCAATCTTGAATCCATTGGTGGTTTGAAGGACTCCCTTGATGGTTCCACCAGTTGGATTAGTTTGTCCTTCAAAGGTTACTGTTCCATTTTTTAATACAGTAAGAGCATTACTTGCGCTTCCACCCGCTCTAAAGACAACATCTGTAGATCCTAGGGTAGTAGGATCATACCAGTAATTACTAGAGTCAATCTTTATTCCATGCTTGCCCGTACCTCCGACTCCCTTTCCAATCTCTACAGTATTTACTGTAATCTTGGAGTCATCAATAATTGCTGAAACGCCTTCAATTTCATAGTTTTTAATCTTAACCTGAGGGGTGCCGTCAGCCTTTTTTCTTACTTCAATTCCTGATCCAGTACCACTACCTAGCAAGAAGAATCTAGATGGAGCAGTTACGGTATCAGGGTCCTTCCAGAAGTTGCTAAGATTTTCATTGCCGTAATCTTCTTTAATCCATAATTTAGAAATGTAAATCTTCTCAGCATCAATATGTATTTCTCCTGGTGTCTGCACATTATTTACAGTTTCTCCGCTCTCCGCAAATATGTGCATCAGGCCAGGAGTTTTACCAGTTGAAGAGGCATAGGCTGCTACTCTAAATACTCCACCAGGCCAATCTTGTCCAGATAGATGCGCTAGTGATGCTCTTCTCCAGTTCTTTTGTACGGTTTCTCCAGTACCGTCCCCAGTATTTTGCTTGACATAAAATTCTACACCACTCTTAGTTCCTGCATTCTTAAAAAGAACTAGATAGCCATCGTTTGTATTTGTAGACTCAACTACTAAAGTTGGAAATCTTAATCCATCAGAACTATCTAAATCCTGACCGCTAACCTTAGTAATATAATCGCTAAAAATTCCTCTAGCACCAAAGACCTCGCCACCAAATACTGCGGTTCCGGCTGGGATAGTATTACCATCTGGATCTTTATCTCCAGTTCCAGTTATATAAAAACCCTTGCTGTAAATTGCACCAGAATCTAGATCAATCCATGTGCCAGCATTTGTAAAAGAGTTAGATTGTGCCTGCGGCTGACCTGGAATATTTGACTCATAGTTGTTAGAAATAAGATTGCCAGTTCTAACTTTATCTCCAGAGATAGTTGTAATATCTCCTGCCGCTTCTCCAACCTTTAGGACACCTTGAATAGTGAGTGTTGTGCCATCCCAATATAATTGGTCCTTAAGAGAAAACTTGCCAGTTGAGTCTACATAGAAAGCCGTTTGGGTATCACGATATCCGCTTCCTACGGCACCAGTTGGATTGCTTGTTGTACCAATATAAATTTGACCGCGTGGGGATGTAGCATTAGACTTAATAATAATTGGAGCAGTTGTACCAACACTAATTTGTTGGTTTGCCTGAAGAGTTCCAGTTCTAATTCGGTCTGCTGTAAGATCACTAATGTATGCGGAGTCAAAGTATTGAATAGGCTTTCCAGTTGTGGCGTCTGAGGGATCTGATTCATTACCCGCGCTGTCTACGGCTGTGACATAGAAGTAAACAGTTGCCCCATTTTCCCCTGCTAGTGGAGCGTTTACGTTTATCGTTGCAAAGGAGTCTATACCGCTACCTGGCCTAGTGGCAGACATAGTATGAATAAGTGTTCCACCTGTATTGCTCTGAGTTGTGTTTGTAAATACCTTGTAGGATACAACGTCAAACTCTAGGTCAACATTGGTCTTTGTTTTGTTATTGTGGATTACAACAATTTTCTGTGGTCCAGCCAAATTTACTGTAGGAGTGGCAGGGATAGAAGGCTTTAGGTTATCCTTGACAATATTTAAAGTATAAGTTTCTGACCATTCAGAATAAACATCGTATCTATTTTTTGCTCTTGCTCTAACGAGATAGGAAGATCCTGGCTGCAAGTCTTTTAGTTGTATAATCTTTTCTTCCACTATATCAACTCAACTCTGTACTCTATGTCTACCTCAACCCCAGATGGCTTGACAACATAGTCGGATGTTGCATTGCCATTCTGTGTGCCAATAAGTGATCTGCTGACGAGGGCAAAGTTTGGGTTTACTTCGTCTTCATCATTTATACGAATGGCATCAAGGTGTACTAGTCCTGCGCCAGCATAACTTGATGCAGTTATTCTAATCCTGGTAACGTCCCCATTAAAATTACCTGTCTCAGTAAAGTTTCCTAATAATGTGGTTAACTTATCATATCCAGAGAATGAAGTGTCGATGGTAAAGTCTGCGT